AAATCCGTTAGGAAGTGGCTAGAGACTCTTGATATCTCCCGCAGGGCCGTTTCGGCCCCTACTCCGTTCAATACGGAGTAGCGTACCTTAGTTTGATGTCGACGACTAAGGGGCGTCCTGAACGCTCTAAGTGGTCTTCATTGACGACAGGTTCGTCGCCTTGTTGAAGGAAACACTTAAGCAAGGCAGCCGAATCCCCAATTTGGTTCTTGGGGATAAGACTCTTGACTACATATCCCTTGACAAGAGGGACTTGTAGGTTTTCACACGCATACTCGGCTTCATAACCGAGGAAGCTGTGACGGCCTTGTACTGAGCTAGTCGACTCGACTATCGGAAAGTGCTTTAGCAATTTCCAAATGGTCTTGTCGAGCCATTTCACTGTGCTCCAGTAACCAGCTTTATAAAGCTGATTACGAAGAGACACGAGAGAAATAACCTCAGAAGCGTCCTTCCGTCGCTTCGGGAATTCCCGTCGGACTCGGACTATTGATACGTCCGCGCCTTCGTAGTATTCCTTACCGCAAGACTCTCTGAACTTACCAGTCCAGAAAGACTTGGCAGCATTCACACGAAACCCGAAGGTTTCGAGAGTGCTGACGACGGATGACACAAAGTCTACAGGGACAATAATATCGTCTCCGTAGACGCGCACCTTTCTCTTCAGACGATTTACGTCTGCATGAGTTAGTGGCCTACTGAGCTCTCGTTCTATCCCAAGAAAGATCACGGTCGCAAAGACCATGGCCTCAACTGGGAAGCAAAGAGCTGAACCCATAGTCGCATACTTGCTAAGGGAAATAGTTCTCCCTATGGCAGGTATATCGGCCTTCCGGGATCGGGTAGCATCCAAACCCTTACTCAAAAATGGGTAAGGAGCTACCATATCCTGTACAAGCCGATACGAGACACGATCGGACGCTTCACTCAAATCGAGTGTCGCGAGCTCTCCAGATAGGGAGCCTTCCAACGCCAGAGCCTGATTAGGGCCCTGATCGTCGAAGCCGATGATCTTCC